AGTCAGTTAAATCCATAATGCAAAATTTTGAAGACCATTTGAGTCTTCTTTTTTTCGGCCCAAATTCGAATTTACGGCTGAAATTCAAGATTAATATTTTGGACTTTGTACCATACAGCACGAAAACAAATATTGCTTACAACCTGGTTAGAACAATGGTCGCGACACCTGACGATGCTCGCGATAATTTACTAGGTTTTGATCGCTTATTCACTGATGAATCGATGAAGCTTTATATTTCAAAGGATTTAATTGCAGGTGAAGACATTAATAAAGCGACAGACGACAGCTTGAAGGGGGGTGATGGTGGTGGCCAAACAAAAGGAGATTCGGACACTTGATATTCAAGGACTTCAAACGAGAAGCCAGGGCGATAGTGAGTCGAATGTGATTGAAGGTTATGCAGCTGTATTTAATTCTCCAACAGATATATGGGGCATGTTTACAGAAATTATAGCGCCAGGTGCTTTTGCTGATGCAATTGCTTCAAATGACGACATACGCGCTTTATTTAACCACGATTGGAACAATGTCTTAGGAAGAACCAAGAGTGGAACATTGCGCTTGTCAGAGGACGTTAGAGGGCTTAAATTCGAAGTTGATTTGCCAAATACAACCTTGGCTAGGGATTTATCAGAGAGTTTAAGACGAGGCGATATTTCGCAATGCTCTTTCGGTTTTGTTCCTACAAGTGAAACATGGGATTATGAACCTGATATACCTGTTCGAACAATTAACACCGTAGAGTTACATGAAATTAGTGTCGTAAGTATTCCAGCGTATGAGGATACAGAAGTATCATTGCGCTCCAAAGAAGCCAATAAATCGATTGAATTGCGATTGAAGTTAATACAAAAAATAAACTCAGTTTTGGAGGAAAACAAACATGAATAAAAAACTATTAAAGGCATTACAGAAACGTTTAAAAGGGCGTTTAACAGAACTACGCTCACAATTAGAAGCTGGTGATATGGCAGAGGATGCAATCGAAGGTGTTACCGCTGAGATTGAGGAAATTTCTGCAGAGCTTACAGAAACAGAACAAGCGCTTGCTGATTTAGAAGAAGATCCAGGTAATGAAGATCCTGAGAATCGAAGCGCTGATGATCCTGACGAGGAAGAGGAAGACGAGGAAGAAGATAAGGAAAAAACTGATCCTGAAAAACGAAGTGGCATTTCGCAATCGGCCCAAACTGCAGTAAATGCTATTGGAAAAGCTTTATCAACTCGTAACGCTAAATCTACTAAGAAACGTGAAGCTGAAATTCGTTCAGCATTTGCTAACTTTGTAGTCGGTAACATTTCGGAGTCAGAGGCTCGTTCACTTGGTATTGAGGTAGGGAATGGATCTGTAACTGTTCCAGTTCAGATTGCTAAAGAAGTAATCTCATACGCTCAAGAGGAAAACTTATTACGAAAATACGGTTCTTATGTTGAGACTGATGCAGATGTCAAATATCCAGTTCTAGTTAAAAAAGCAGAAGCTAATGTTAATAAGAAAGAACGTTCAACGGAAATTGAAGAAACAGACATCGAGTTCGATTCAATTGATTTGGATCCAGCTGAATTTGATGCCCTTGCTACAATTACGAAAAAATTATTAAAACGCACAGGGGTAAATATTGAACAGATTGTAATTGATGAATTGAAGAAAGCTTATGTTCGTAAAGAAACAAATTATATGTTCAATGGTAATGACATGGGGAATGAAAATCCAGGAGCATTAGCTAAGAAAGCCGTCGCTTTTTATGAGAGTGAACCAGTAGATTTAGAAGCCGCAGGATTAGCTAATAAGCTGTATTCTCAACTTGTTAAAATGAAAGGACAAGTAACGACTGCAGTACGTAAAAAATCAATGTGGATTGTAAATGGTGCTGCTTTGACTGCTCTTGAAGGTTTATTAGATGCGAATGGCCGCCCACTTCTTTACGAAACACCAGACGGCTTAGGCTATAAATTACTTGGCCATAATTTAGATTTTACGGATGCAGCTGATGGTACTGATCCAACAAAGCCAGTATTCTACTTTGGTGATTTTAAAGCTTTCCACATTCAAGAAATTAAAGGTGGGATGGAGCTTCAAAAGTTAGTTGAAAAATATGCAGGTACAAATAAAATTGGCTTCCAAATTTACAACCTTATTGATGGCCAATTAATCTATTCGCCATTTGAGCCAGCAGTTTACCGTTATGAAGTAGGAGCCACTAAACCAGGGAGCTGATGGTGATGGACGAACTATTAGAACAATTTAAGGAACACATTCATGAGGACGGTGAGGGAGATACTTCACTGTCATTTTATTTAAAAAATGCCAGGCGGTATGTGAAAAAAGCTACAGGTGCCGAACAAGAATATTTGGTATTGATGGTTGCAGGAATTATGTACGAATACCGTATTGCAGAAGATGAATTAAAAAAGGCGCTTGATGCAATTACACCTTTTATGATTTTGGAGGTGTATGGCGATGCCGAAACACCAAGCCAATAAACTGAAAAAGAGAATTAGTATTTTAGGTAATGTAGAGGTTGAGGATAGGCTAGGCGAAACAACCAATAAATTTGAACCTATCAAAACAATTTGGGCTGAAATAGTACCTCAAACAGGGTCACTTCAAAAGCAAGTTGCTGATACCATCCTCACGAATGTTACCCATAAAATAAAGGTGCGTTATACAGCTGGGAAAGATATTACAAAAGAAATGCAAATTCAATATAAAGGACATACATTTGAGATCAAATATATTTTAAATCCTTATTTTGAAAATAAATGGCTAGAGATCTTTGTCCAGGAGGTGTTGAAGTGAGTATTCAAATGAACGGTTTAACTGATTTTCAAAGAGATTTATTTGACGTTGCCACTAGGGAAGTACCAAAAGAAGCGCCTAAATTAATGCGTAAAATTGGCTCGAAAGCGAGAACTAAAGTTGCTAAAAAAGGCCGTTCATTAGTGAAGAAAAAGTCAGGCACCTATCACAAAAAGTGGAAACGAGGCAAAGTTTTTGTTGGTTATCAAGGTGAATTAGTTGTACGTGTTATTAATTCAGCACCTCACGCTCATTTAATTGAGGATGGCCATAGAATGGTAGATCACGAAGGAAACGAAACAGGTGATTTTGTGCCAGGTAAGAAGGTACTTGATAAAGGTATGCGAGAATTTGAAAGTTCGGGTGACGTTGAGAAAGAGACAGTAAAATGGCTAGATGAATTATTGAGGAAGAAAAAGCTATGATTACATTTGAAAATATTAGGGCAACAGTGACCAAGAACTTAAAAGCAAATTTCAACGGATTGAAGGTATCAAGTAAATCTGTAAAGGATGGGTTTACAAGACCATCTTTCAAAGTGGAATTAGATAATGTGAAGCGTGAGGGCTATTTAACACAAGTTGAAAAGTCTTGCACGGTTCGCATTTTTTATTTTCCTTCAACAGCAGATGATAACGCAATTGAATTGTTAGATGTCCAAGAAGAATTAGGTAATTTATTTGATCTTAAATTTTCTGTAGGAGATCGCCATTTGGATATAGGCGAACCTAATTTCGATGAAATTGATGGTGTGCTGCAGTTTGAATTTGATCTCCAATTCTTTGATGGCCGTGAATATGGCGAAGGCAGTCCAGGTGGAAATATTGAAGATGAAATTAAAAATGGCAAAGACTTTTATGAAAAATATCCAATTGAGCTTATGGGTGAATTGGATGATGAGGAAGGGGATTAAACAATGGGTCTACCACAAATTATTATCGAATTTAATGGTAAAGCCGTTACTGCTATCAAGCGAAGTCAATTAGGTATTGTTGCATTGATTTTAAAAGATGATGTACAAACTGCTGATACAGTAACTTACAAAAGCATTGAGGATGTACCAACAGAAGGATGGGCGCCAGCCAATTTAGATTACATTCAAAAAACGATTATGGGTACACCAAGCAAAATCATTATTGAACGTTTGCCAACAACAGCAACAGATTATAACGCAGCATTAACACGCTTAAATAATAAACGATTCAATTACTTGGCCATTCCAGGCATTGAAGATAAAGACACAACAATCATCGCAACTTGGATCAAAACAAAGCGTGACAATGATAAAAAAACGTTTAAGGCAGTTTTGCCAAATATCGAAGCAGATCATGAGGGAATTATTAATTTCACTACAACAGGAATTAAAGTTGAAGGTAAGGATTATACAACAGCAGAATATACAGCTCGAATTGCTGGCATCTTAGCTGGACTGCCATTTACAAGATCAGCTACTTACTACGAGTTGAATGAAATTGACTCTATTACAGAAATTGAAGATCCAGATAAGGCCGTTGATGATGGAGAACTTATCCTTATTAATGATGGGGAAAACATCAAAATTGGCCGTGGTGTGAACAGTTTGACAACAACAACAGGTAAGAAAACGGAGGACTTTAAATCAATCCGTATCATGGAAGTACAGGATATGATAAAAGACGATATTCGCACAACATTTGATAAGCACTATATTGGTAAACACAACAATATTTACGACAACCAAGTTCTATTTTTGCGTTCGGTTAATGCATATTTTGATGGTTTAGAAGGTGAAGAAATACTTGATCCAAATTACGATAATAAATCAGAAATTAATGTCCGAAAACAACGTTTGGCGTGGGAGGGCATCGGAGTAGATACGTCAGAGTGGGATGACCAAAAAGTAAAAGAAATGTCCTTTAAACGTAATGTGTTTGTAGGGGGCAATATAAAAATTGTGGATGCTATCGAAGACTTAGATATGGATATTGCGATTTAAGGAGGGATTGACACGTGGGTAAATTAAAATCTAATCGCGTTATTAATGGCACATACGGCAGCGTGTGGGTGAACAATGAAAAATGGCTAGACATTGAGGAATTTGAAGCTAAAGTAACCATTGATTATGAAGATGTAAACATGGCTGAAGATCCAGCGACACATAAAAAACAGACTGGTTGGTCAGGAGAAGGCAACTTGAAACTTAAAAAAGTATATAGTCGAGGGGCAAAGCTACTAGCAGAAGCTGTTAAAAAGGGAATGACACCTGATGTAAATATTGTTGGGAAATTAGCTGATCCTGACGCATTTGGTTCAGAGCGAGTGGCAATTAATGAAGTGACATTTAACGAATTTATGTTGATGCAGTTTGCCCAAAAAACTATAGGAGCAGAGGAATTACCATTTAACTTTGCAGACTATGATCTCATTGATTCAATTACAGCCTAAAAACGTATAACGGAGGAAATCAAATGACTAAAAAGGTAAATAAACGATTATCAGTTACAGATTTAATGAAAGAGAAAGAAAAGTACCAGGTGAAAGATGATGTCACAGAGGTTGTACTTGTGGAACGTTTAGGCGTTGAAGTAGTCTTGCGTAAACCTGAAAAATCTTTATGCTTAGATACTTTGAAAATGTCCCGAGACGAAAATAATGATACTGACGCTGACGAGTACATGGTTTATAACACAATGGTGGAGCCGAATTTAAAAGATCCTGAATTAAAAAATGCATATGGCTGCACATTACCAACTGACATCGTAGCTAAAATCTTTGAACCAGGCGAAATTGCATTACTGTCTGAAATTGGTTTTGAACTTGCAGGATATAAAAAAGGTGGAGTTAAAGCTATAAAAAACTAATTGATAGTGATGATGATTTTTATTTTCTTCATCACTATATTCAACGCGGTTTTAAACCTGAATATCTTCTAAATCTTGACTATGATACAAAGTTAATAATGATGGCCAGCATAGAAAAATATTTAGAAGAAAAAGACGAGGAAATGAAAGCTAGAGCAAAAATGCTTTAGCTTTTTTTTTATAAAAGGCGGTGAGGAATTGGGAAGAAGGGTAATATCAGCGGTTCTCACATTGCAAGATCGCGATTTTTCTAGTAATTTAAGGCGCGCTAGTGATCGAGCTGATGATTTTGGACGAGGCGTTGCGAGAGTGGGCAACCAAATTCAACGGTTTGGACAAGGGGCAGCGCGAGTTTTTAAAACGGTAGCAATGGGCGCAGGTGCTTTGGGTGCAACTGGAATCGCTGCATTTGGCGCAAGTGTTGCGAAGTCGATAGTCGATACTGATGGAGCCTTTAAACGCTTAGAAGCTCGCACAGGTGCAACAGGAGCCGAATTAAAAGGGCTTGAAAATGTGGCCAAAGATGTATTCAAAGCAGGTTTTGGTGAAAACATGGATCAGGTTGCTGATGATGTTTCTACTTTAAGTGCCATGTTCAAAAACCTAAAAGGTGATTCATTGACGGAGGTAGCCAAAGGAGCTGCAACTATTTCACAAGCCTGGGGTGCTGAATCAAAAGAAGTCGGAAAAACTGTTAAATCTATGACGAGCAACTTTAAAGGTCTAAGTGAAACAAAGGCACTTGATTTAATGACTCATGCCTTTCAGAAAACAGGCGACTATTCTGATGATTTACTAGATACGTTTAATGAGTATAGCGTCCATTTTAGCAAGCTTGGATTGTCTGCAGAAGAATTTACAGGCATTTTAATTTCGGGCGCTGAAAACGGAGCCTGGAACATGGATAAAGTCGGGGACGCTGTGAAAGAGTTTGGTATCCGTGCAATCGATGGCTCAAAAGGAACAAAAGAAGGTTTCGATGCCATTGGATTAAACGCTGATGAAATGGCCGAGAAATTTACTGCAGGTGGAGAAACAGCAAACAATGCTTTTGCTGCTACTATTGCAGGTTTAGCAGCTATGAAGAATCCTGTTGAACAAAATGCTGCAGGCGTTGCACTTTTTGGGACCATGTGGGAAGATTTGCGCGAAGATGTAGTTTTATCGATGGCAGATAGCGCTAAATCTGTGCAAGGCTTTGAAGGGGCCACAGGACGCGCAGCAGATGCACTACAAAGTAGCTTTAAATCGAAATTAACACAATCATGGCGAGATTTACAGGTCGGTATAGCCGATGTTGTAAACGGAGCAGGAGCGCAGGAGTTTTTACAAGGTGTTGCCCAGAAAGCTGATGAATTGGTGCCAAAAATTCAAGGCATTGTCACGAAAGCATTTGAATTTGGCAATACCGTTCGTGATAATTGGGGACCAATTAAAGAAACGCTTATTGGTGTCGGAACAGCTGTAGGAGTAGTAGCTGTTGGTATGGGAGCTTTAAAGGTTATCACCACAGTAACGACTATGGTACAGGGCTTTAAAACAGCTATGGGACTTGCCACTGCTGGACAATGGGCCATGAATACGGCCATGCTTGCCAGTCCTTTAACATGGGTAGTCGTTGGGATAGCTGCAGTGGTTGCGGCAGGTGTCTTGTTATATCGAAATTGGGATACAGTCAAAGCAGCTGCAGGTAGCTTGTGGGAGAAAACGAAAGAGGTATTCGGAGGTATTTATGATTGGGCTGCTCAAAAGATTCAGCCAGTAACAGGCTTTTTCAAAGGACTCTATGATAAGTTTATGGGCTTTAAAAATGCCATTAGTAATTTCCAACCGCCTGAATGGGTCTCTAAAATAGGTGGAGCTATTGGAAAAGCTGCAGGAGCAGTTGGCAAATTTGTTTCAGGATCACATGCAGATGGTTTAAATCGTGTCCCTTATGATGGTTATATTGCAGAGTTACACAAAGATGAAATGGTTATTCCAGCTCGACAATCTGAAAGAATTCGTGCAGCTGGCGGATCAATCGATAATGTAGATCAAATGGTACAATCAACGCCTGTTGCTGTAACAACGCCTGCACCTGCAGGAAGTACACCACAACCAACAGCATCAAATACTGGCGGTGTACAGGTTATTATTCAGAACTTGAATGCTAAAGGCGTAACAGCAATGGAAGTAGCCAATGAGCTT